CGTGGTCGAAATGTTAGCCAAGATACTTATGAGGCTGGAACTGCAACTGTTAGAATTTATGATGTTGATGGTCGTTTTAATCCACAAAACACATCGTCTGATCTATATGGTTACTTAACCCCATTAAGAAAGTTAAGAATATCTGCTGCGTATAACAATATTTCATATTATTTGTTTAGCGGTTACACAACTAATTATGCTTATAGTTATGACCAAGCAGAACAAGTTGGTTATGTAGATATAACCGCAAGTGATGCTTTCCGTCTATTTAACCTTGCCGCTATTACTACCGTTGCGTCTGCAACTAATGGACAAGATACTGGTACGCGAATTGGTAAAATATTGGATGAAGTAGATTTCCCAAATTCAATGAGAACTATCTCAACTGGAAATAGTTTATGCCAAGCCGACCCTGCAACAAGTCGCACTACTTTAGCAGCCCTTAAAAATGTGGAATTCTCAGAACAAGGGGCTTTTTATTGCTCACCCGAAGGCAATATGATATTTAAGAATAGATCACAAACAATTGGCAGCGCAGGTAATACACCAATTGCATTTAATCAAACAAGTGGTATTCCCTATAAAACGCTAAAATTTGCTTTTGACGATAAATTAATTATTAATCAGGCTAATGTAACTCGCGTTGGTGGCACAACTCAAGTTCAAACCGATCTTGATAGCGTTGCAACTTACTTCCCACATTCCATTACTCAGGCTGACTTGGTTGTTCAAACAGATACGGATGCTGCCAACATAGCAGCAATATTTGTTGCCACTAGATCAACAACAACAATACGAATTGATGAAATGACTATTGACCTACTTGATACAGAAGTACCTACTGGCACAATTTTAGGCATGGATTATTTTGATAATGTACTGATAAATAACATTCAACCCGATGGCTCAACCATTGAAAAGAATTTACAAATTCAAGGCGTGGCATGGGATATTTCAGCAAACAGGTTTTTAGGCAGTTTTACCACCCTAGAACCTATCGTTGATGGATTTATTATTGGGAACTCCACCTATGGGGTTCTTGGCGATGATATACTTAGTTACTAACAAGGAGATAATATAATGGCAACAGGCTTTCCAGCAGCAACAGGCGATGTTCTTTCGGCGGCAATGTTCAACGGACTTACCGCCTTCACTATTGGTTCAGATCAAACAGCAGATTACACCGCCGTTTTAACTGACCAATATCAGACTTTAGTACCAATGAATAAGGCAACTGCCGTTGCTTTTAAGATACCAACAGACGCTTCAGTTGCCTTTCCAATAGGAACAGCAATTACAATCCTTAATAAAGGCGTAGGCGCAGTAACTATTTCCGCCGTTACTTCAGGAACTACAACAATTAATTCGGGCGGAACAGTTCCAGCCGCACCAACTCTTGCTCAATTTAAGTCAGCCGTTTGCATTAAAACTGCTGCAAACATTTGGTATGTGGTAGGCGGAATTGCTTAATATAATCTCTGGCACTTTATCAACTGGCGCACCACCAGTATCTCCTACCTCTTACGAATCTATTTCAACAGTAACAGTAGGTTCAGGTGGTAGTTCAACCATTACATTTAGTTCAATACCTTCAACATGGACTCATTTACAGTTACGCACAATAGCCGCACACTCAACAAGTGAAGGTTATTTTAAGATTAGGTTTAATGGTGATAGCGGTGCTAATTATTCTTGGCACGAATTACAAGGTACAGGGTCAAGTGTTTCTGCTGGCGGCGGCGGTGGTAAAACATTTGCTTTAGCCGACCAAGCCTTTGGTGCAGGTTCTTATTTTGGCGCAGCAATTATAGATATTTTAGATTACAAAAACACTAATAAATATAAAACTGTTAGAGCATTAAGTGGCGTTGATGAAAATGCTACTGGTTATATTGTTTTTAATTCTTCTGCTTGGTACGATTTGACTGCAATATCTTCAATAGAAATTACTTTCACTTCTAGTCCTATTTCTCAATACTCATCATTCGCCTTATACGGAATTAAGGGGTAATCACAATGGCCGCAGGTTCAACATATACAAAAATAGCGACTACTACTGTTAGTGGTAGTTCAACTAATTCAATTACATTTTCAAGTATTAGTAATGGCTATACTGATTTAGTTTTAATTTGCTCAGTTCAAAACTCGGCTGCTGGTTCTGCTCTTGGTATGCAGGTTGGTAATGGGTCTGTTGATACTGCATCGAATTATAGTGTAACGGAATTGTATGGAGATGGTTCATCAGCATCATCATATAGGTTAAGTAATATAACATACACATTAAACACAGTTAATATTGCGATACCAACTACATCTGCTTTTATGCCTTTTATTATTAATTGCCAAAATTATTCTAATACAACTACTTACAAAACTTTTTTAACTAGAAGTGGCGCGGCTGGACAAGGTGTAGAAGCAATAGTTAATTTATGGAGAAGTACATCTGCAATAAATGTTATTACATTATTATTAACTGGCGCTCAGTATTTTAATGCAGGTTCAACCTTCACCTTATACGGAATAGCGGCGGCATAATGGCAAATACATATACTTTGATAGCAAGTAATACAGTAGGTAGTGGTGGTTCAGCAACTATGGCTTTTACTAGTATTCCATCAACTTACACAGATTTGAAAATTGTTATTTCAGCCCGAACAAATGCCGCTGAGTATAGGTCGGTACCAGTTTTATATTTTAATGCGGATACGACTGGTGCTAATTACTCATACAGACTTGTTTATGGAATTAGCTCAACTGCTGGTTCAGCATCAGGAACTGGAACTGGTGGTGGCTTTTTCTTTTATGTAAATGGTGCTTCAACAACTGCTTCTACTTTTTCAAATGTAGAAATATACATACCAAATTATGCAGGAAGTACTGCTAAATCAATTAGTAATGATGGCGCAGCCGAAACAAATGATGGAACTAATAATGGTTTAGCATTAAACGCTAGTCTTTGGAGCGGTACTGCTGCAATTACTACTGCAACAATTTCTTTTGCTGCAGGTTTATTTGTTGAATACTCAACCGCTTACCTATACGGAATCAAAAACTCATAAAGGAGAAAACAATGCCAACTAAACTAATAATAAACTGCGAAACTGGGGAGCAAACAGAGGTGGAATTAACTGCCGATGAAATTGCTCAGCGTGAGGCAGATGCTATTGCCTACGAGAAACAACGCCTGGCTGATGAGGAATTAGCAGCTGAGAAGGCTACAAATCGCCAATCAGCCATTGCTAAATTATCAGGCTTAGGTTTAAGTGCTGATGAAGTGGCTGCATTACTTAATTGATTAGCCAAAATGGATGGACTGCATCCCCTGATCATAAAGAAATCGGGATCGGTTCATTTGTCGTGCCTGGCACAAAAATCAAACTAAGGTGCGCTCAATCAGTCGCTCCCCTATTGGTCACATTTGCATCTGAATTTCACCAACACATAGAGCCAATTGATGAAGGTGCGCTTGATGATTGGGGTTATTGCTTTCGCAATGTTCGTGGATCATCAGACAAATTGAGCAATCATTCAAGTGGCACTGCAATTGATTTGAATGCGACAAAGCATCCATTGGGTCATGCTGGCACATTTACGCCGATGCAATCGGTGCTGATCCAGGCATTATGCAAAAAATACGGATTGACCTGGGGTGGTAATTTCAAACGCCCTGATGAAATGCATTTTGAGATTTCACTTAATCCAGCCAAATGTGCTGAGTTGATTGGAAAACTAAACCTAAAGAAAGCGGGTTAATATGAAAATGAAACAGGCTAAAGAATTATTGGCTAGTTGGTCAAGATCATATCTAGCAGCTGCATTAGCAGTTTATATGGCAGGTGGCACATTCAAGCAAATGGCAATGGGTGGCGTTGCAGCAATTGCACCAGTTGTGTTGCGTTGGATCAATCCTGATGATGCAGCATTTGGAGTTAATGCCAAGTAATGACAACAAATGAATGGGTTGCGGTGATCGGTTGCGTTATTGCGCTGCTTACTGCAATCTATTCAGTCATGAAAATGGTTACAAAATCCATTATGAGTGAGTTATTGCCCAACTCTGGAAAATCAATGAGGGATGAAATTAGGCAATTGAGCGCACGCGTTGATTCTATTTTTGAGATTCTTAGCCGTAAATAGGCTCATTGGCGTGTTGATCATTGCCAGGTGTCAGCGCAGGGTGTCATAATCTGATCAGATTCATCCGCCTGGATGAACGAGATCGGGAGCAGATATATGAATACAATAAATGCCATTATAGGCATTTTAGGCATAGCCAGTGGGGTGTGCATAGGCTATAAATTAGGTTATCGCAATGGCGATCACATGGGCTCACGCAGAGGTTTTGCGCGTGGCATCCAAGTATCAAGGCA